AGTTATTTGATTGTAATAGAGCTTTAGGCGTATTTCACCTAGCGTATGAGCCAAAGTGCCTTCCGCAGAGAAATCAATCCCCTTGGTACTTCTTTTAGGTTCTGGTAATGTTGATTCTAGGCGGGCGCTTGGTGAGCATGAAAGCCATCGTTTAGAACTAGATGCTGATAATAGAGCGTGAGCTGTCATATATTCTTTCAATTCGGTTGATATGTATATATACTAATGCAAAAATATACATAAGTCAACCCACATTAAAAATATATATTATTTTAGGGCGGAAAGTAAATCTGATATTTCTTTGTTAAAATCGACCTTAGTTTCCACTTTAGCGTCTAGTTTAATATCTCTGGTTTCTCTGTAGTCAGCTTGAAATTGACCACGAAGAGCGATTTCGGCTATTCGGCTATTAAAGCCTCTGTTGTTCACATTATCCAAAATCATCTTTTCCCAATAGGCTTGGCTATGGGTTACTGCTGTATCTAATGCATCAGCAAACTCGGGGTAATTCTTTTTCCAAGTTTCTGCTACGGTTCTGTTAATGCCAATGTCGGCAAACATCATTTTTTGAGATGCACCATTTTTTCCGAGTTCTATGATGCGTTCGCACATCTCGGGTTTAAATACATATTTAACTGTTGGTTTTTTGGTAGCCATTAACAATTCCAATTTTTAAGAGACGCCTTCGCTCTTTCAGCGGGGCCTTTTGATTTTTTAACAACACCTTCCATACGGGCACAGAAAGAGGCTTTACGACCTTTATCTGATTCAGTCTTTGGGTGTGGGGCTGGGGCTTTTAAATTGCTGTTATTCTTGGCATTATATTCAGCACGACCCTTGGCAGTCATACCAGCACCTTGTTCGGTTTTGTTGTATGTCTTGTCTTTACCAGTTGTTCTCTTAGGAATTGGTTTGTCGTGCTTTGTTGCCATTATTTTACCTTTGCTGTCTTTGCAGACTCTTTAAAAGATTTTGCTGTGGGGGCACCTTTAGTGCCAGGTTTACGCATTTTTTCACCAGAGCCAGCCTTTATGCGCTCTTGTTTAGCATGAATGTTGGCATAGAGCCCAGGTTTAGTTGCCATAATATATCCTTAAATTAGATGGGAGACCAGTCACCCCTCCCCTACTGGATCATTTACTTCTAAACATTACCAAAAAGTGTGCGTCAACCGAGCGTTCAGTCCAGCATATCTTTCAATATTCTAGGCATTTGGTAACTAAGAAAAGGTTTCGAAGCGTCTCCCGACGAGTTCTACTCCCTATATTTACTAATGCAAAAAACGGTAAAAAACCGCCCTTAATCTGGTGTAATAATCACACGTTTTTTAAAGGGTGGTTCTTTTGGACCGGCTTGTTGTGCTGCTTGATTGGCGCGAATAACATCATTTAACATCATTTTAGTCATTGCCATTGCTTTTTCTCGATGTTCCGTTTCTAATTCGGCCGATGTTTTAGCCGCTTTACGTTCGACTTCTTTGATGATGTCGTTACTAACTCCCGCTTTCTTTAGTAGTTGTCTTAGATTCATTTAGTTCTTTCACTTGAGGTTCAATTTGTAGATGGATGTCGTTGATAAAATTTGCCCACTGCATAACCGGTGTTTCATACGGGCGGTTCATACTGTTAATCAATAGATTAATATCTTTTAACGTGTACTGCAAAGTAACAACAAAGGTGTCTAATGGATCACTCATCTTTCTTTTTGCCTTTCTTTTTAATGGTTATCTTAGCTGGTGAAAAATTTTCAAAATATTTATTGTCCCAGCTCTCAAAATGTCTATTCTCTATCATTAATTCAAATCCATCCCAAAGACGTTGGCACTGTAAATCATGGACTCGCATAATGCCATCGATGTAGTTGCCCACCTCGTCTTCTGACATGATTGTGGGGCTATCTAAGTACTGGCGAACAAACTCCTTTAATAATTCTGACGTATTCCACATCTTAATGATGTCCTGCTCCAATTCAAAGCGGTCATACTGGCTGAACAGTTTCATTTGGTTTTCCTTTTCTTATAATTTTTAACGTCATTTTGAAAATTAACAAAATACCATTTACCCAATACTTCAATTGCGGCAACAACTTGTTTATATATTTCCAAATCATCTTCATGCATGTTTTTATTATTTTTTATATCTTTCGATAAATTAACATACGTTTGAATCAAACTTTGTCGTGTTATATCATCTGCAAAATCGCAGTCAAGTTCAATTATCATTTTCCACACCCTTCGTGTTTAGTGATTCTTGCTATTTCTCTGTTGATATACCAAACCGCTTTTCGTAAGTTCTCAACTGGATCGTCTTTAAGGAATGCCCTCCATATATACTTAATGGCATTACCGAGATTAAATCCCATATGTTCGGTAATCTCGATGCACTCGATACCACTGGGGTGTTGTGTATAATGTTTTGGATGGTTAACATTGTCGTGCTCCATTTTAAGTAATTCATAATCATATTTCATTCAAATCGTTCCTTTCTTATTTCGCTAATGACTATAGCAGCTTCCTCTTTCGTTTCACATAAAAAAATCTTTTTAACTGGTTCAAATTCTGATGGATTAATTTCATCAACATCCACCAAACTTTGTAATTGCCAAACACCATCTTTTTCATGTTCAATAACAAATATCATAGTTTAAGTTCTTTCTTTATAAATTCAATACCCGCATTGAAATGATACCGCCAATATTTTTCGCTTACATTGATATCATTATACATCAAACCCTGTAAAAAAGCATCTAAAATAACCCTGGATTTTTCTGGCATTCGAGTTGCAATTAAATGTTTTATTTCTATTATATCTTCTACGTCCCATAGTAGCCAGCCTGTCCCCTCCACCATGTTTGATGATATGCCCTCTGTTTCGTCTTGTTCTATTGGATCTGGATCTTCGTCAGATAATCTTGGTGCCACTGCTTGTATTTTTGCTGTCATAATTTTAGTGCGTCTAATAGTGCCTCTTGAATGTTAATCTTACCTTCTAATACTTTTACTACTTTTTCATCAATACTGTTTGCTACCATTAAATGGTGTATGAGAACCGGTTTTTCTTGCCCTTGGCGGTATATCCTTGCGTTGGCTTGGATGTAGTTTTCTGAACTCCATGGTAAATCAAACCAGATTGTTTGGGCTGTCTCTCCAACGTTGCACTGTAAATTGATCCCGATTCCCCCACTTTGGGGATGGGCAAGGAGCATACGAATCTCACCACGACGCCACGCTTCAATGTTGTCGTCGTCCAGCACCACCGCCTCTGGGAAAGCAAGGCGTATTCGTTGAAGGGAGTGTTTGAAATGATAGAATACAAGCGTCGGGGAAGAAGACTCCTCCATGATCGATTCAAGACGTTCCAACTTAGCACCGTGTACTTCCTGCGTCCCTCCATCTTCTGTATATATCGCGCCGCTGGTGAACTGGAGTAACTTGCCCGCCAACGTCGCTGCTGTTGTAGCTGTGATGTTCCCCGTATCTGTACTAAGGACCATGTCTTTTCTAAGTTCGTCATATTGCTTCCTTACGTTATCATCTATCTCAATCGTTTGGTACAACTTAGTTAGTGTTGGCAGTTGTAAATAATCTTCTGCCTTTAATGACAAACAAATATCGTTAATCTTTTCTTGTATTTGTTGCACTGCACCATTTTTTAAAACCCAATTATAAACCACGCCAGTATGTCTATTCCTTTGACCAGGATCCATATACTTGTCCCGGAATCGGGTCAAACTCGTCTCTAAACGTTGTCCTAAGTCTAATATGCCTACTTGACTCCAAAGGTCTTGCAGGCTCTGTGGAGATGGTGTACCAGTTAGGATCAACCTCCGCTTGAACGATTTTAGGTGCTTCTTGAGTGCCTTGAATCTTTTTGTCGAGGAATCTTTGAAACGACTTGATTCGTCTATAATGAGGTAGTCGAACTTTTTGTTCTGCTCTAATAGCCATACCAAGTTCTCGAGATTCACTACATATATGTTCGACAAACTTTCTAATGCACTCAGTCTGTTCTTTGGCGAGCCCATGATCTTTGCTACTTTCAGATGTGCCAAATGTTTCCATTTCTGACACTCCTGAGCCCATACTGACTCCGCCACTCGTTTGGGTGCTACTATCAGCGTCGTACCCTTCGGGCTCTCCGATATGATGGTGAGCGCCGTCACAGTCTTCCCGAGTCCTGGTTCCATGAATAGTCCCATATGAGGCAATGTCTTGGCTTTTTTGATGACTTCCAGTTGATATGGATGAAGGTTGGTTTTGTTTAGCATGGTATTCCAAATAAATTGCTGCGTATCTTAAAAGTTGAGGGGAGTCATTAAACTTCCCTAAGCCTAGGTTACATTTACCACAAAGCACACCTCGTAGTACATTTGTTGTATGGCAATGATCCATGTGTGTATCTAATTTGTTTTTAAATGTTTGTTTACAAATAGCACAGACATTTCCTTGACTTTGTATTTTTTCTTTCTTATCCTCTGCTGTAATTCCATACCTCGCACGAAGATTATATGTTTCTTTGGCTTGACTCAACAAATGCCTCCACATCTTCTTTAGATTTTAACACATATACTGGAAAACCCGCTTTTTCAAGTTCTGCGAATACGAGCGTTTGTCTTGGGCTTAGTATCCCGCTTTGTGTTTTTAGTTCCACTAGGTATACTTTTTGATTCAGAAACACTATCCGATCCGGCACTCCCGTCACTGTCGAAAGCCATTTGTAACAAAGCCCCGACGATTGCTTTATTTTTTTCACCAGATGCTGTTCTATTTCTTTTTCTAGCACTCTCACGTGTCTCATCCTCTGTCGCATACACTGCAAATACTTGTTTAAAAATATGTTCACCTAAATATGATCGAGATTCATCACCAATTTTAGATTCGTCTTCACCAATGTACTGAAATACATGGGTGGTTGTATGGGATACTTCATGGTAAATAATTCCCATACGCTCCAAAGCATCTAACTTTTTCATTTCATCATAATTAAATACAATGGCCAACATAGAATGCAGCGTACCATCTTGAATAATATAATGCGATTCCGCAATACCTAAATCTAAAGCATTATGCCTGGTTGTTATTTTAGAATCTCTGATAGCTTGTTGAAATGCATTATCAGAAAAGCATACTTTTATTTTAACACTAAAATGGCCAGCGTCAACTTCATAATAAGGTAAAGTGTTTTCGATCATTTGGTTACCTTTTCAATCATCCATATCAGTGCGCACAAGCAAACTGTAAAAGCTATAAGCATTAGTATAAAGTCTAGTATCATTTATCCTCCTCGTTTTTTAGTGCTATTAATTTAGCAATAAAATAACCACAGACTATTCCCATTACATAAATATAAAACATATAAAATAAGATACTCATTTCTCACTCGCTTTCTTTTGTTCTGCTAAGTAATCAGCTTTCCATTTACGATAAGCTTCTTGGCATTTTTCACAATCACATTCAAATGTAACCATATCAGGGTCAACAAGCATACCCTCACCTTTTATTGGGGCTAAACCAAATGGATTTTCTAAACTCATAGGTTCTCTTGAATTCATTTCTCACTCGCTTTCATATAAAATTTTAATTTATGATACATTTCTGTATTTACCTTATCTAAATAATTAATTTGCTCAACAAGTATTGGTAAAATTTCAACAACTTCTGTAGCCATTTCTAATTTGGCTTTGTCATTATATTTATTAAATCTTTTAAATCTTTTTTGCAATAGCAATGCTTTTTTTCTAATCATTCCCCCCTCGCTTTTATTTAATTAATTCGTCTGTGTGGGGGTCAAAATATTTGCTACCTTTATTCATATAGTAGTTATTCTTTTCACGCAGAGCTTCAGTATAAATATCTAAATAAATCACATAAAACATAACCCCAAGAAAAATAGCAGTTCCAATATAAGCCCCATATATGCCAAGATAGAATAAACCAACAAGCCCCGCAACAATTCCTATAAAAGCTAGAAATATTAACAGAGTCATTATTAAAGCTTTAGTTTTTAATGTCATTTCTCACTCGCTTTCTTTAATAAATCTCTAGCAAAATCTAAAATATCTTTAGCACCATTTAGATTGTTTTTCTTTACCCATAGGGCTAGTATTTCCTCATCTGTTAGTTCACGATGATAAGGATTTTGTTCGCCACAATTTTTACAAAAAGTTAATGTTCCATATGGTACAAAACTAGTCATTTCTCACTCGCCTTTCTTAATATTGCATCAACAATCCAATAACATTGTTCTGTTGTTAAAGTTACTGTTGTGTTTAATGCAGATATTCCAAAAATATTATCTATTTCCTCATCAGTTAGTTCACGAAATTGTGCATATCCTTCTACCATTTGTTGTACCCTTGATTGCATTTGTTTTTGCATACCATCAATAAAACCTTTTTCATAAGCCTCATTGTTTTTTGATGGGTGCCCATCATATCTACCAATCAAGTAAGACCTTGTGTCTAAGGTTTCATTCTTTTCTTTGGCTTTCTGAATACCATTCCAATAGCCAGTTGCGTAGATAGCAGATTCTTTGTCGGTCATTTCACTCGTTTTCTTTAACTGTTCTGCAAACTCAATGGCTTGCAGTATCCAACCATTACCCGCAACCAATTCTAAAAATATAAAACCATTTTTTCCATGCTCAATAAATTCATCGAGTGATGCCCTTGGCGTATCTTTGTAGTGTTCTACTGCTTCCTCATAGTTCATTGCCCCCTCGCTTTCTTTAGTTGTTCGTCAATGTATTTATCTAACTGCTCGCCATTAGGAATTCCTTCGGCTAAATAAGTTTCACGACCATTTGCAAATTCATTCTTAAGCCATTGATAACGATTAGCATCTATTTGCTCATCTGTTAGTTCACGCATTGGTTGTGCTAATACATTTTTAACAACTTGATGCAAGTCTTTGTAAGGGATGGTGTCTGTTGGATGGTGAAACTTATGGGCTTTCCACCCTTCTTCTTTGCCAGCTTCAAAACCTTTCTTAAACTGTTCATCTAGTTCTTTTGTTGGATGGGTGTAAAGTGGAATACTCTCCCCAGCTTCTAATTCAGCAAATGCTATTGGTGGATGGTCATACAATGCAGTATAGTTAGGATGTTTTAACGCAGCAGAACTACAAGTTGTAGTAAACTCAGGTTTATCAAACCCAGGGAATTTAACCATCATGGCAACAGGTTTTTGACTAAAGAATGGCTTGGTGTAAAGCAACTCACCCTTCTCTCTCGTTTTCCAATCACTTCCTGAACCTGAGTCAATATACATATATCCATAACCATCAAAGTCATAACGCATTGCTACTGGCTCAATTGGGTGTGATTGGGTGTGGGTGTAAAGAGGTATATCAGCTTCTATTGGTCGTGTTTCGTGTTTACCATAGACATATCCATTTTTGTCCATCCAAGCAATAGGCTTGCTCATTTGGTCAATATTTTGAGCATTTTTCAACTCCTCAATTTCTTTGGCTTGTTGGCGTAGCATATCAGCAGCATCTTTAACAAATCCTCTTGGATAAGCATCTTCTATAATTTCTGCTAGTTCATTTGCTGTCATTTTGTCCCCTCGCTTTCATCATTGCGTCTGCCATTTTGTAAGAATGAATTGCTAATGACATTCCATCGTATTCATAGCCTTTTTGCATTAATATCAAACCTTGCATAGCTTTAGCAGCAAAGTAATCTCTTAAATCCATGCCTTCTTGTGCATCAAAAAACTGATGATTTGATTTTGGAAATGCTTTCATTTTGTTATCCTTAATATTCTGCATTGTGCGTGTTTGTGTTTCATTTTTTACCCCCTATTCCATACCATCCTAAACAAAATACTGTGGTTGCCCACATCCAAAAGTTTTTTTCAAGCTTTTTATCATGCAACAAAATGACATACTCAAATGGATACCATATAAGCCATAAAACCCTTCTTAATAAAGGATTCTTTAATCGTATAATTATTCGTGCAATCATAATTAACCTTAATTATATAGTATTTATTTAGTAAATAAAATGAATATTTTATTACATCTCTAATAATCTTTTTAAGGTGATATTTAGGGCATCAATTTCAGTCATTTTCATAACATCCCACATTCTTTTTTGCCCATGAATCCCATTATAATTTGAAGTGTGGCAACTTTCACACAAACTTACGCAAACATATTGCCTATGTTGTTTTATATGATGAGCTTGACTAGGAGGAGGAGCATCACATACTGAGCAAGGAAGTTCTTTAACTCGACTTAAATGTTTACGCTCTTTTGCTGTTAATGTATTGTTCATAGATGTCTTGCATATGCACCAAAATATTTATTTCTTGCTTCTTGTGCAACCAAATCAGCTAATTCTAAATCCTCAAAATATCCTATTACTTTCTTTTTTTTATTAAGCGTTAAGACTACCGTCCATTTTTTTACAGCATTATGCCAATAAACATTTTTTGAACCTGACGTATTGTTAATTGCCATTTTTTTATTTTGAGAATTTTGCATATGTGAAACCTCTCTTAAATTTTCAATTTTATTATTTATGCCATTACCATCTATATGGTCAATTAATTGTGGAAAATAACCATAATGATATAAAAAAATTAACCTATGCAATTTTTCGTTTTTTTTATTAATCGTGGTTCTTTTATATCCATCTTTTGTTAAATAACCAACTTTATCCCCAACTTTAATGCTCCAATTTGGGCTAATTTTCCAATACAATTCACCATCTTTGTATTCAACAATTTTTTTAAGTTCATCTTGAGTCATACTGTAGCCTTCATTTCCATACGAGCCGTAGCTTCTTGTGAACGATAAATGTCAATTCTTGCTTGTGCAGCAACCATATGCCACCTTAGTTCTTCTTCAATAGTTACAGCCTCTCGAATACCTTTAAGAAGCTCTTGATATTCTAAATGGGCATATGCATCTCTTTCTTGTGCAATAATTGTTTTTTCCATGCTCTGTTTCATTAGCAATGCTTTTTTAGTTTTTCTAAATTCTTCCAAATAAATACGTTCAGCTCTTGCCTGTGCAAATTTTTTAGCATTTCTAATTAAATAATCAACTGCATCGTGTGGGTCAATTTCACGTTCCATTTTACTTCTCCATTGTCTTTAAAAGGCGTATCGCCCCATCCACATCTTCAATACGAGCAAGAATTCCGCCCTTCCAATTCTCTATAAAATTTAGTTGAGCTTCAGTAAACTTTCCTTTAGGAGATTTAATTTCTACTAAGGCTGTGTGGCCTGCATATCCCACAACTAAATCTACAAATCCTCGACCTGTTGCACTTGCATCAAATACATAAGCACCATATGCTCGCATAGCATCTCTAATCTCAGCGTGATTACTATCAACTTTGCGAGCGTATTTACTCATTGTCTTTGGCTTGGTATGCGATTACGAATCTCATTAGCAATGTGCGAAAGACTTAAACTTGAATCAGATTCTTCAACAATCTTTGCACACTCTTCTCTTTCGATTAAAATGGCTTGCTTAGTAGTTTGAATAGCAACAGTCATAATCTCAGCCTGTGCTAAGGCTAATGCTTCATCAAACTCTTGTTGCGTAAAGAGAGTTACCCCTCCACCACCATTTAGTAACTTGCGTTGTAATTCACTCATTTTACTCATTTCCAAGCCTCCAAGATTTCTAATAAATGTTGTTTAAATTTTTGACGCTCAATCATTAACGATGGCTGATACTCAACAATAAATTCTTTCAGCCTATCAGAACCCTTTTGCAACTTGTCTATAGGGTCTTGGCTTTCATATAAATCAGGATAAATGTCAGAGGTTAAATCAGCGTCAGAACCCTCTTTAATCTTCGCTATCTCTTCTTCAATCTTATCTTCAGGAACATCTTTTTCTCCTAAAAATAATGCTTTCTCTTCTTTGCTTACTTTCTTTTTCACAACCATAAGTCATGCTCCCCTCGGTTACCTTTGTTCCATTGCTCTAAAATGTCTTGCTCTAACTTCGCTCGACGACCTTGTACTGCTTTGTTACTTAAAAAATCTGTCAGATATTTTTTACCAAACATTATCCGATTCCTGATTAATGTACGGACCTCGCATCTGTGCCGATACTCTTCCGTCCATGTATAACCTCGTTCTCCCATGTTCCACCGTATACTGTTGTGATGCCTTATCAAACCAAAGCTTAATCTTTCCTTCCCACTCACCATTTCTTTGCTTAGCACAAATCAAAAGACCATCAGGGTCAATAGGATTCTTATCCTCTTTCTTATTTCGCCAAACAATAAAGACGTTATCCACTTGGTCAGAAATACTTCCTGAACCTTTTAAATCAAATTTGCCACCAATATGACTCTCATCATTACCTTTTCTCATGTGATGCACAAGATGAATATGCATTTCTGTATCTTGAGCAATTGAACATAAAGCATTCACAAAGTCTTTTTGCTCGTTATATGAGTCCTCACCCTTCACACACTTCATTAATGAGTCAATCACAATATGTTTAACACCTAATTCTTGATGTGCATATCGCATCACGGCAAACATTGAATCCGTGTCAATCATTCCATGATGGTCTAGTAAAAACAAATTATCTCTTTTCCAAGAGTAAAATAACTCCAAATCCGTAGTGCTAGGTATCTCTTTTCCTGTTGCTTGTCTTGCCATTCGAGCTAAAGTAATCTCAGGTCGCATCTCAAAAGAACAAATTAAACACTTTTGGTCTTGTTCCATTAAGCCTAAAACAACCTGACCCAACAATAGGGATTTACCATGACCATTTATCCCAGCCCATACACTAACTTCGCTTGGGCGTAAACCAATATGCACACCACTACTATCAAAAGGAATATTTGAACCTCGTTTGATGAGAGTACCCTCAAAATAAGACTTGACTTGTTCAGCATAATGTGCTTTCTCTTTGATTTTTCTTTTTGGTAAGGACTCTTCACGATATTTCTCCCAATCTATGTCATCAACTTCTATTAAATTCATTCTTGCCTCCAAATGTTAACTTGGTTATCCCAATCAATTCCAATTAAAAATTTAGGCTCATGGTCAATTAAAGAACACCACCACCTTGTATGACTTAAAACATCACCACCAAAGAGATGAATCCGAAGCCCTTTAATCCACGTTAAATCAATTTTTTTTGGCTCGGTAATACCAACATATACAGTAGGTATAAAATTCGCCTCTAAAGCCCTCTCAGGGTCTTCAAAATCGAATTTAACTTTAGGATGTTCGTCAATAAAAATAAAAACAGCGTTGGGCTTGTAACCATTCTGACGTAAATCAATGATTTGTTTTTGTCCAATCATATTGCACCTTTAAAAGGGTTGTATTCCTCAACTATCTTACTTTGCTTTGTACCACCACTATCTTGGCATCGAGTAAACCAAGCGTTCAAAAAGCGTGTGTAGTTACTTTTCTTTTTGGTAGGGTTAGCAATCAGCCAAGAAACAGCTTTAGCCATTTCAATATCCAAGTTAACAGCAGGAAAAGCTTTCTTCCAAACCTCGACTTGGATTTCACTCACATTTTTAAAAACACCACCTTTAGCATCGAAGCTAATAGTTTGGTTCTTGGTTCTTGGTTCTTGGTTAGCTTTCTCTTGGGTTATGCTTGGGTTAGCCAAAATAACCTCTTGGGTTATTTCAGGTTCTTCTGTAAAACCTATTGGGTTATCTTGTAAGTCTTTGTTTTTTCTAGGTCTTCCACCTTTCTTGCCATTCTCTCTGCTAGTTTCGGCTTTATTATGATAGTCTTCTATCTCTTTATCACAACGCACATGATGCCAACCGTTGTCTTTTAAAACAAAAAATTCATTAAGAATTAAACCTACAATAACCTCATGGTTACCTAACCGTAACCTACGAATAACCTGTTGGGTTTCCTTGGGTATAGGTTTTTCTGTATCGTAATAATGATTAATTAATTTAAAGTAAACAGCCTCTTCTTCTAAAGAGAGATGACTAGTTCCTAGATGCCAATCAGCAATATTAAAGCTGTAGTAATGCATAAATTTTCCTTTGTCAAAGGTAGTCAAAAAGGGTGGGAAAGAAATCGTTGACTAGGCGACTTGTTGGGTTGCAACCCTATCTTTCCCATAGATTATACTACTTCATTCTTTTTTGCAAATAAATCAGGTCGCAACATTTCCTTTGTAACACGACCTTGTGACAATTCCTCAATCTTTCTTAAATGTCGAACAGGAATGTTGTTTTTCTTTGTCCACATATAAATTGCTGAGTCTGTAATGCATAATAAATTAGCGAGTCGTGACAATGTGCCAAACTCAAATTTTAATAATTCAAATGGGTTCATGTTTACCTTTCTTATAAATGTTTTACGAGTATACACCAAAAAATATATTTGTAAAATAGTAAAATTTATTGTTGACTTTAGAAAAAGTATGGTAATATTTAGGTACAGTTAAT